AAACTATGGCTAACGAAAGAAGTGCAATTATTAAGGTTGGTGAAAAGGAGTACGAGCTTCTTTTAACTACCAAAGCAACAAAGGAAATCGCAGGACGTTATGGCGGTCTTGAAAATCTCGGTGACAAACTTATGAAGAATGAGAACTTCGAGCTTGCTATCGGTGAGATTGTGTGGCTCATTACCGTTCTTGCGAATCAGTCTATTCTTATTTACAACCTTTCTCATAAAGATGCACCGAGGGAACTTTTAACTGAGGACGAGGTAGAACTTTTGACTACGCCTTTTGATTTGGCTAGTTACAAGGTTGCTATCACCGAAGCTCTTTATAAGGGTACAAAAAGAAATATCCAAAGGGAGAATACCGAAAAAAACGTGAAGGTCGAGTAAGTGACGAAGAGTTGTTTACTCGGCTTTTATATTACGGCTTAGCACATCTCCACTTATCACAAGACGAGGTGTGGCTTATGCCTTTTGGTCTGCTCCTAGACCTTTGGGAATGTCATAAACAATTCAATGGAATGACAAAGCCAAGAGTGGATAGGACGATAGATGACATTGTTCCGTATGGAATATAAAACGAACAAGGAGGTGAGATAATGGCAGACAATTTTGGACTTAAGATAGGTCTTGAAGGTGAAAAAGAGTTTAAAAAGGCACTAGCAGACATCAATTCACAGTTTAAGGTTCTAGGCTCTGAAATGCGTCTTGTCGAGTCAGAGTTCGGTAAAAATGCCACCTCCGTAGAAGGTTTAACAGCACGTAATGAGGTACTTGCAAAACAAATCGATGCACAAAAGTCAAAGATAGAGGTTTTGCGTAATGCCTTACAAAATGCTGCAGAGTCCTTTGGCGAAAACGATAAGCGTACACAGGCTTGGCAAATTCAACTTAATAACGCTCAAGCAGAACTAAATAATATGGAGCGTGAATTAAGACAAAACGAAGATGCCCTAGAGTCCACATCTGATGGTTTACGTGATGCCGAGAAAAACGCTGACGAGTTTGGTGATGAAGTAGAGGATGCAGGTAAACAAAGCGAAGATGCTGGTGGTAGGATTGAGGGGTTAGGTACTACTTGTAAAGCAGTAGCTGCCACACTTGCCGCCGCCTTTGCTGCCGTATCTGCCGCCGCCATTTCTGCAGGTAAAGCACTTATTGATATGACAACAGAGGGTGCGGCCTATGCAGATACCGTTCTTACCGAATCAACCGTTACGGGTATTGCAACGGATAAACTGCAAGAATATATGTACGCAGCCGAGCTTGTGGACGTATCTACTGAAACATTGACTAAATCAATGGCAAAGCAGATAAAGAGCATGAAAGCCGTACAAGACGGAACGAAGCTCTCTGCTGAAGCATACGAAAAACTAGGTGTTCAGGTTCTTAATGCAGACGGTTCTCTTCGTGATAGCGATACTGTTTATTGGGAAGTAATCGAGGCACTTGGCAAGCTTGAAAATGAAACCGAACGTGATGCACTTGGTATGCAAATCTTAGGTAAATCCGCACAGGAATTAAACCCTTTGATAGAAGCGGGTGCGGAACGAATGAAAGAACTAGGCGAACAGGCACGAGAAGCAGGATACGTTGTAGGAGACGATATGCTTGCGGCTTACGGTGCGTTGGACGACCAGATCCAATACTTAAATGTTGGGACTACGGCAGCTAAAAACGCACTAGGCACTGTGTTGCTTCCAATTCTTACTGACCTTGCTACAGACGGTGTTGACCTTCTTGGTGAGTTCAGTAATGGTATTCTTGCAGCCAACGGTGATATTGGTGCGATGTCCGATGTTATTGGGGATATTCTTCCAAAAGCACTCGGCTTGATTATGCAGTATGTTCCAGAACTTTTAGAGATTATTGGTGAGGTTGTAGGTTCGCTTGGTAAGGCTATCGTGGATAACTTGCCGATTATAGTAGACTCTGCAACGCAGATAGTTTTCTCTATTCTAAACGGCTTGATTGCAGCCTTGCCACAGATAGCAGATGGTGCTTTGCAGCTTGTTTTAGGACTTGTAAACGGAATACTTGACCAGTTACCACTGCTTATAAAAGTGGCAGCACAGGTTATTGTTACGCTTGCAAACGGTATAGCTAAATCAATACCGAAACTTATACCAACACTTGTGAAAGTGGTAGTAGAGGTATGCACAACTTTAATTGAGAATTTGCCTTTGATTTTGGATGCAGCACTTCAGCTTATTATGGGACTTGCTCAGGGTATTCTTGATGCCATTCCTGTCTTGATTGAGGCTCTGCCTGAACTTATTATGGCAATTATTGATTTTATCCTTGATGCCATACCGCAAATCATAGATGCAGGTATTCAGCTTTTAACTTCACTCGTAGATGCTTTGCCTACCATTATTTCAGCAATTGTGGCAGCAATACCGCAGATTATTTCTGGCATTATTACGGCAGTTTTGGAAGCAATACCTTTGATTATTGACGCGGGTATTAGACTTTTAACCGCACTCATTGATGCCTTGCCAACTATTATTCTTACGATAGTGGAGGCAATACCGCAAATCATACACGGTATCATTACAGCCATTATTGATGCAGTACCGCAGATTATAGAAGCTGGTATTACGCTTTTAACTTCCCTTGTGGGAGCATTGCCAGACATCTTGATTTCTATCGTTGAAGCAATACCTGAAATCATTAACGGAATTATAGATGCTCTCCTTGATAACATACCGCTTTTAATTGAAGCAGGTGTTACCTTGTTTATGGCACTGATTACCAACTTGCCAACCATTATCATTGAGCTTGTAAAGGCAGTACCGCAAATTTTGTCGGCTCTTGTCGAAGCATTCGGTAAGGGTATCGGTTCATTCATTGATATTGGTAAGAACCTCGTAATGGGTTTGTGGGAAGGTATACAAAGCCTTGCTACTTGGCTGTGGGATAAAGTCTCTAACTGGGCAGGTGACCTGTGGGACGGCATTTGTGATTTCTTTGGTATCAAGTCCCCGTCAAGAAAGATGGCGTGGGTTGGTGATATGTTAATGGAAGGTCTAGCAGGTGGTATTGACGAATCGGCTGGTATGGCAATTAAGTCTGCTACTGATATGACAGACGAGTTGAACGGCGTGTTCGATGGTTTGTCGGCAGATCTATCTACGGCTCTTCCTGGCAATATCGATGTCAACGCAGTAAAAAGCACAGCAATGGACGGTGTTGGTACTATAGGCGGAGGAGGCTTCGTGCTACAGTTCAGCGTGGGTACTTTCAACAACTACACAAACGAGGATATAACCGAACTAACAAATGAAATTATGCAAACAGCAGGAGCGTTCTTAAAACGCAAGGAGGTGGTAATGGGATGATAAATTATTTTGTTTATAACGGCATTCGTTCTTCAGATATGGGAGTGCGAATTATGTCGAAAAATGTCTTTTCTTCACCCAAGTATGACTTAAAGTTTGAGGTAATCCCTGGACGTAGTGGTGATTTAATCACTTCAAACGGTAGGTTTCCAAATGTGACGATAAGTTATACCTGCTTCCTTTCTGCAAAAAGCATAAGTGAGCTTGCAGATAAAATTACCGCTTTGAAGGCTTGGCTTTATACAGAACCAGATAGATACCACGTCTTGACGGATACGTATGATACCAAGTTCCAAAGGCAAGCGGTATTTAATAACAAACTAGATATTGCAGACGAAATCAATAAAATAGGCACGTTTACCATTAATTTTTCTTGCAAACCTTATAGATTTTCTCTTGAAGGACAGAAGAAAACCACTAGAACAGCATCAAGTGTCGTGCTTAATAATCCGTATTCGTTTGCTGCAAAACCATATATCAAAGTGTATGGCAGTGGAAGTGGTAGCCTTATAATTCAGTCTGCAAATCATAACGCCATTTGGCAATTTACAGATATTGACGAGTTCGTGGAATGCGACTCCGAAATGATGAACTTTTACAAAGGCACAGTCCTTAAAAATAGCACCGTTGAGGGTGAGGGCTTTCCTACTTTTTACGGTGGCAACAATACCATTACTTTTAGTGGTGGCATAACAAAACTAGAAATTATACCGAGGTGGGTTTGCATATGATTCCAATTTTATATAACGAAAATACTACAAACTTTGCCTCTTTTGGTATAGGTGCTCTTGCAGATGCGATTTCCTGTGAGGTTACTGAAGAGCGTAATGGTGTGTATGAGTGTGTAATCAAATATCCTGTAACAGGACTGCACTTTGGCGAAATAAAAAAAGAAAGGCTCGTCAAGGCAAAACCTAACGATACCTCAAAGCCACAGGCGTTCCGTATTTACAGGATAACTACACCTCTAAACGGGATTGTAACCATTTATGCACAGCACATTTCTTATGACCTTATAGGCATACCTGTTCCAATGTGGTCAAGCCATCCTATGATGCCTCAGCTAGCAATGGAACATATTTTGTCTACTACGCTAATTCCGCATAATTTTACCTTCAAAACAGACTACACCTTACCTCAAAGAATAGAAATAACAAAGCCAAAGAACCTAAGAGCAGTAATCGGTGGTTCTGGTGGTTCGTTTTTGGATATCTGGGGTGGCGAGTTTGAATGGGATAATTTCGACATAATTCAACATAAAGAGCGTGGTTTTGACAATGGTGTGGTTATCGAGTATGGCAAAAACCTAACCAAACTAGACCAAGACAGTGACATCAGTGAGTTATATACCGACCTTTTGCCTTTTGCGGTTAACACAGACGAAGAAGGAAATGAAACGGTAGTAACCTTGTATGAGCAAACGCTGCCTATTACGAAAACACAGCTTACACAAAAGAAGATACTCATTAAGGATTTCACCGATTCTTTTGAGCAGGGTGAGAACATTTCCGACCACGAAGTACGCTTAAAAGCAAAGGATTATATACAAAATAACCCACTTGGAGTGGAAACTCCATCTATCACTATTTCTTTTGCGGCTCTTTGGAAACAACCAGAATATCCTGCATTACTTGAGCGTGTTTCTCTTTGCGACACAGTAACGGTAAAGCACGTGGACTATGGTGTTTCCGTAAAGCAAAAGGTTATAAAGACGGTTTACGACTCACTTCTTGAAAGGTATGTATCCATTACTCTTGGTGCTGCAAAGTCCAACTTTATTAACTCGGTAAGTAGCACACAAGCAGAGGTAAAACAGGTAACGCAAACGGTAGATAGAATCCCTACGCTTATGAGTTCTGCTATCAATAACGCTACGAAGCTTATCACTGGTAACAAGGGCGGTTATGTCATTTTGCATGGTGATAGCGAAACTAGTATGCCTTATGAATTGCTTGTTTTAGACCAACCGAATATAGACGATGCAGTGAACGTGTGGAGATGGAACGTCAACGGTCTAGGCTTTTCTTCCAATGGCTACAACGGTCCTTACGAAACAGCAATTACATCTGACGGTGAGATAGTAGCCGACTTTATTTCAACGGGTACGCTTGTGGCAAATATCATAAGGGCTGGCATTCTTTCTTCTAACGATGGTTCGTCTTATTGGAACATAGAAACAGGCGAAGTAGTAATCAAAGCCTACGCAACAAGTGATACCTTGAATAATGCAGTGGATAACCTTGAAGGAAGTATCTCACAAGTAGAAGCAACCTTCACGCAAAAAGCCAATGCAATAGAACTCAAGGTCAACACAAACACAGGAAACATCTCGTCTTTGACAACGGAAGTGAGTGGAATAAAAACACGAGTTTCCAATGCTGAAGGCGATATTTCATCCCTAGAGCAGACTGCAACTTCGCTTACAACTCGCATCACAAACGCAGAAAATGACGTAAGCAGTATCGAGCAGAACGTCTCAAGTATCACTACAAGGGTTTCAACCGCTGAAGGAAAAATCTCTAGCCTTACAACCGATGTAAATGGCATTAAAACAAGAGTGACTAACGCTGAAGGTGATATTACTTCGCTTGAGCAGACGGTAACAGGTTTTGATGCAAGGATAACAACCAACACGGGAAATATTACATCTCTTACGGCAACGGTTAATGGTATCGTTACAAGAGTTACCAATGCGGAAAATGATATATCTGAAGTGGAACAAAGCGTAAGCGGAATTACTACAAGGGTATCTACTGCAGAAGGTAACATTTCTACGATAAGCCAAAACGTAACAAGCCTTACCACTCGTGTAGAAACAGCAGAAGGAGATATCTCTACGCTTGAACAGACTACATCTTCACTTACTGCCACAGTAGCAGAAAAAGCAGATGCGGAGGGCGGTTCGTCAGCATCATTTGGTTGGAAACTTACAAGCAGTGGTTTCTATCTTTATTCTAGCAATAAAACCGTTATGTCGGTTACAAGTTCTGGTCTATCAGTTAGTGGTTCTGTTACGGCAACGTCAGGTACTATCGGTGGTTTTACCATTAGTTCTACAAAGCTTTATAAAACCAAAACTGCATATAGCAACACAACTGCAGGTGTTTATCTTGGAACGGACGGTATCGGTCTTGGTGCAGGAACGTTCTATGTTACCTCGGCAGGTTACCTTTATGCCACAAGTGGCAAGATAGGTGGTATGAGTTTGACGGCAAGTCAGATGTATTCTAACAACTTTATCTTGGGTACGGTTTATAACGCAGACGATAGTTCACAGTCCTTTACCACACTTTCCTTTGGCTCTACAAGTGGCACAACATTTACTGCAACAACAGTGCTTACGAATAGCGGTTGCTATATGCAGTCACTTTCAAGTAACAACATCGCTTGTGGTACGATTCGTGTTTCTTCAATAAGAGCCGATTCAAGTATAAGT